CCTCCTCAGTCTGTATATGCTCTCAAATGCGGTCAATGCCTCTTTTGCACTGATTCCCACTTTCAAAAGAGCATCTTGCAGGTTTTCTCCTCCTGCTGCCTTGATTTTCTCCGGATGCTCCGGAGATTCCGTCTTTTTCAAGACCGTTGCTGCCTCTGCTGCCTGTTCGATGATTTCAGACACCTCTTTCTCTGTCTTTCCCGCTGCCCGCAGTTTTGAAATGACGTTTTTCACCTTTTCCACGAATCCCATGTCTCCATCCTCCTCCGCACCTAATTGAAAGGGAGTTCTTCGTCGATTCCGTCCGGAATATTCATAAAACCGTCACCTGCATCCGAATACCCTCCGTTGTTCCCGTCCTGCTGCCCTGCTGCTTTCTTACTCTCTGCAAATTCCTGTTCCTCGACAATCACGTCCGTGGTATAGACCTTTTGACCGTCTCTGTTCGTATATGACCCCGTCTGAATCCGTCCAGTGACAACCACTTTCGTTCCCTGCTTGAGATATTTTTCTGCGAACTCTCCATCTCGTCCAAACGCAACACAGGAAATGAAATCCGCTGACTGCTGCCCGTCTTTTGTTCCTCTGCGGTCAACCGCAAGTGTGTATCGTGCGATCGCCATTTCCTCCTGTGAATTATTCCTCGGTGAATATCTGACATTTGGGTCTCTCGTGAGACGACCCATCAAAATGACCTTGTTCATCCGTTTTCCCTCTCTTTCTGCAAAATATACTCATTCTGTGCTTTCTGCAATTCCGTGATGCCCTTTTTGAACTGTGCATCATCTCCATTCATGCAGATTTCAAACAATTCCTCGTATCTGTCAATATTCTCGGTGATGAACGCTGCCTCTGTCTTTGAGCGTCTCTGCGTGAGGAACATTCCTTTGATTGTCTCTCTCATGGTCTCGCAGTTCTGTCTCTCCTCCTCCGTTTCCGGAGTAGTTTCTTTCAGCATCTTATCGACAACCCTGTCCACCGCATCCGCAATCTGTTCTTTCCATCCGGATGACGCTTTTTCATCAATGAGTTGTGACTGGATGTCCTCGAACGATGCTCCCGCTGCTGCTCCCGTGATTCTGATGTCCTTGTTCCCTTTTGCTGCAATCAGAATCAAATCATCGTCATACGCTGCCATGTAATAGTCGAATTTTGCATTGAAATTCTCTTTCGGATTGATGATGACCTCCGGTTCACTGCTGCCCTCTGTCTGAATCATTACACCGATATATTTCTGACCTGTTCCCTTTGCCTCGATGAATAATGCTTTTAATTGCCCTTTTTTCACTTTCCTGTTCCTCCATTCAGCATCCTCTCGAATAACTGCTCATATAATGCCTTGTATGTGTTACGCTCCGTCTCAAGCCTCACAACGATCTCTGATGTCTCTCCTGCTGCCTCCTGTGGCTTTTCGGTTTTCTTTTCTTCTAACGACTGCTGCATCGCTTGAATTTTGTTGCGATAGTATTCAATTTCCTCCTGCTGTTTCTGAATCGTCTCATTGTACTGCTTTGATGTCTTTCCTCCACCGCTCAACTGTAAGGAAATCATGAGAGCGATGTCGATGTTTTTCATTTCTTGCTCCGATACCTGCCCGATGTAATTATTCACACGGTCGGTCGATACTGACGATACCTGTTCACACAATACTGTGGATAATCGTCCGGTACTGCGGACGGTCACATGTGTCGGGAGGTCTGTTTTCGGTTGCGTCGTCATATACACAACCTCAATCACTCCGGAGTGCTTGTTGTTCTCGTCATTGCTGACTACAACTGCGGGTCTGTCCGCAAATTGTTCACTCCAGTTTGTCGCCCCCCCCTCGTGCGATATAGAATATCTCTCCTCGTCTGATGTCATCCATTGCCTTTTCCTCCTTATTTCACCGCCATCATTCAGCATCCTCTTTCATGAGTGATGTTGCCATGATGCAATATCCGTCCTCAAGACCTGCAAACTCCTCAAGGATATATGTCACAAGCACTCTCACGGTGCGTCCTGTGTTCTTTCCGTCCTTGAACTCCATCATCTCAAGGATGTCGCCTTTTTTATAGCCTCTGTCATTCTTCCGGAGTTCAAATGTCTTTTCTCCGGATGCAACCTCCTCAAAAAATGTCGCTCCCAGTTTAATGTGATGCACTTTCTGACCGTTCTCCTGTGTGTCTGACGGGAGGTTGTTCATCTTCTCCTCCTCTGCCTGTTCACGGAGTTTCTTTTTCGTTTCACGGTCGATTGCATCCTGCTCCTCGTTATATCTCTGCTCCTCGGTCTTGTAAGCCTCTGCACGGTTCTTGTACTGGTCGCATGAGGTACATGTTCCGGTCTTTACGTTGCAAGTCTCGTATTCGGTGCAGGAATAGCAGATTGATGTGATTCCCTCCGGATGCGGTGTCTCATAATCATCGCCCGCTTTCTTTTCTTCCGGAGGATTCATGCTGTTTTCTGATGGCTGCTGCCCTGCTGTGTCTGAATCTGACACGATGTCCTGCTGCCCTGCTGCATCCTGCTCCTGTTCCGGTTTCTGTGGTGATTTCATGTCCTTAATTTCCGTATAGGACAATTCTCCGTTTTCCTTGTACTTTGCAAGTGCCTCCTGCTGCATCTCCAGAGACATCCCACTCAACTCATACGCTGCGGAGAATGTGAGGCGCTCGTTGTTGAGTTCCTCCCGAAACTCCGGAATCAGATTGTTGTTGACGCTCTCAATCTGTGCGATCTTGGTCTTTGACATCTTGAGCATTGATGCGATAACATCACGGAGGCGACCGGACTGGAGGTCATATCCTTTGATTTTCTTTCCATCCGTTTTCATACGCTCAAGACACGCTTTGAGACGCTGTTCCTCCTCGATGACATCCTTGAGAGACTTTGTCCGGTATGCGTTTGCGATGATGATTTCCACCTGCTCCTCGTCCTCGTCCTGCGGTGTGGTCAGTTTGCAGGTTGCAATCTCAAAATCTTTATATCCCTGCTTGACAAGGTACTTGAGTGCAAGCCACCGTCTCTCACCTGCAACGATTCTATATTCACCCTGCTCATTCGGCTCAAATACAACCTCAAGATTCTGTTTGAGACCATACATGAGGATGTCTCCTGCCAGTTCCTCAATATCTGCCAAATCGTAGAAATTGAGTTTGTTCCGGTACATCTTGAAAATCGAAATGTCTTTTGTCCGGAATCTCGCTCTCGGTGATTCGTCAACTCCTGCCTTGCTGTTCTTGTTCAGTGCGTCCATGACGCTGAATCCTGTTGCCATGTTCTTTCCTCCTGTTTTCTCCCGTCAGTGCGGTCACGATTTCTTTGTATTCCATTTCACACTCGAAAATCTGTGCGTCGAGTGCGTCCAGTCTCTTGTATAACTGGTTTTCAATGCTTTTCGGTACTTTCTCGCCATTCCGCAGCAATATACCGATTATCTGATATTTGCTCTTGCAGGTCAGTTCCGTCAAAATCTGAATCTGTTGCTTTTGATTCTCTGCTCTCCGGAATGACCCACATATCTCTCTTTCGGTCACACGCATCCGCTCCCCTATTCTGTTAATTTCTGCTTTTTGGTCTCTGTACGCTCGACATTTATCTCTCCTTTGCTATTCTGTGATATAGATGCTTTGACCCCACCTCGGAGGTTCAGAGTGACCTTTGCCAGTCCTCCGGTGTATATCTCCTCAACTGCTGCCTTGAGAATGTTCACGATGCCCTCACTGCATCTCTTTTCCGGTGCTGCTGCCTCTCCGAACAATGCAGCGACGTTCTGCATCGCCTTTTCTTTCCTCTGTTTCTCTTTCTGATACTCAACCGCCTGTTCACAGGTGCAGGACATTGTCGCCTGTTCCTCTGCCTGTGGCTGTGTCAATTTCTCCTCGCTGTCAATCTGCACCATCTGTCCGCAGAATCGACACGGTGCTGTGTTTATGATGTTTCCCATGTTCAATCCTCTCTTTCTGTCGCTCTCATGCGACCTCCTGCAAAATTATCTTTCTGAATATGCTCTCAAATATTGGAACTGCGATGCTGTTCCCTGCTTGGTCATATAAAGCCTTGTAATATTTCCCGTTTCTCTCTTGAACTGCTTTCGCCCTGTCAAAATCCTCGTCTGAATATCCCATCAATCTCCAACACTCACGCTCTGTCAAATACCGATACCGTCCATCTCCTCGGTCGATGACCTGTGCAGGTGTCCGGTCTTGCCTTGTTGTGATTGTATATGCACAATCTTTGATGACCGTTGCTCTCCGGATTCCTTTTCCTCCGATACATGCAAGGACGGACGGTTGTGTCACATCGTAGATGTCCGGAACGTCATCCTCAAGGAACTCTTGCAGGTTTCGCATCGGTGTCCTTATGAGGTCATCGAACTCAAATTTTTCACCATTCAGAACAGAAACCGTGAACACTCTTTCTCTCGCCTGTGGCAATCCGAACTCTCTTGCATCTAAAACCGCATAATTATTTGTGTATCCCAGTTTTTCCATCTCGACCATGTATCTGTCGAAATTCGGTCTCATGTACTTTGATTTCACATTCTTCACGTTTTCCCATATCACATAACGAGGTCGCCATTCTCCCATATTCTCAATGATATGTATTGTCTCCCACATGAGAGAGGAACGTGTTCCGCTCCCCTCGTCTGAACCTTTCCCTCTGTTGATTCTTCCGTCTCCTGTCGCTTTCCCTTGATGTCCTGCGATGCTCATGTCTTGACAAGGTGAACCATGAATCAAAATATCCGGTTTCAGATTCCATCCGACGACCGTCTGTGTTTTATATTCTAATTCCTCACGGAACATCGAATTGTATGACCGGACTGCTTTTTCATTGATCTCCACATAGTCGATTGCTTTTGTTGGGATGTTCAAATTTCTCAAGGCACATCGAGGCGAACCAATTCCCCCGAATAATTCAAGAATCTGTATTGTATCGTTCATGTCCTGCTGCCTCCTGTTCCTTTATCACTAAATCCGGACATTCACGACAGTCTTGACCGTTCTCCTCGCACTGTTCCTGTTCGTGTTCCGTCACATCCTCCATGTCTTTTCCGTACCATCTGCAAAAACCGCTCATTGTCCTGCAGCCTCCTCTCTTTTTCAATATCTCTCCCCGAATACTGCGACGCACTCCGCAAAAACCTCTTTATTTGGAATATAGCAAATCGAAAAATTATTGTATTCCGTGTGTTTTGTCAAGAAATATTCCTCACAAGCCTGTGTCTCTGTTAATCCATCGAGTTGCATCGCCCATATTATTTCACGCTCCTCCTCGCACAATGCCCGACCTTTTTCTATTAGTTCCGTGTTCATTCCTGCGTCTGCTGCTGCCATATTTTCATGTAACTCCCACCCCTCCTCACGATACACTTTCAACCTTTCATCGTCGATGACCGTGAACTCGTGATTGAGCAATGTCACATCTTCCGTCGTATGAACCACACAAACCTGTCTGTCGAATCTGTCTTGTTTCGGGATGCCCCAATATATTCCGAATAGATGCGGTTTGCACCTTTCATCAACCGGAATTTGTCGTGTTATGAGCACCCATGCACCGGAGTTCACTTCACATTCTTCAAAATATTCCATGTTCTGGTCATAAGTTCCGCTTTGTTCATAATGTTTCCGGCTTTTCTCATGCTCTGTCATGTCTACCCCTCCAGTTCCTTGAGTAATTCATGAACCACATTGCGATAGTCCTGTGACACGATGCAGTTCTTTGAAAACTTCGGGAGGACTGCCATTCTCATGGATGCCTTTTCCGCTACAATCGACCGACGAATCGGTGTGACGAACATGTCAAATCCGGAACTGGTTTTCATCCACTCCTCAAAATCCAGTGATGTCTTGTTTTTCTGTCTCATGGTCACAAGACCTTTGATTCGGAGTTCCGGATTGATTTCCCGCAGGTCGTCAACCTGCTCCTGCAAATTGTGAATCGCCTCGTTTTCATATCCTCCGACCTTTACGGGTGCGATGACGAGTTCTGCTGCCAGTAGAATGTTGATGACCACCATGTCAAGCAGACGACCGCAATCACAAATGCAATAGTCGTATGCCTCGGATATTTCCTCCAGTGCATCCCGCAGCCTCGTGACTTGATTTGCCTCCTGCTTGAGCAGTAGTTTCATGTCTGTCTGCATGAGATACCCGTTTGCAGGAATGATGTCAATGTGACTGTACTGTGTGGGTCTTATCAAGTCCGTTGTCCGGTATGACCCGCCCACACTCACATGACGCTCAAGCAGTTCACTCATTCCTGTTCCCTCCGGCTCGTATGCCTCAAATGTCTTTGATGTATCGCCCTGCGTGTCTCCGTCGAGAATGAGAACACGTTTCTCCTGCTCCTCCCCCAACATGTAGGCGATTGCATCCGATGTCGTTGTCTTTCCGATTCCACCTTTCGGTGACATAACTGCAATAATTCTCATTTTTTCTGTTCCTCCTGTTATCCTCTTGTTACCTGTTACATGAATCCTCTGTCGTCCGGCTGTCTCCATCCGCAGCGGTGCAGGTGCATCCCCTCGCCCACCTTGTAGAGTGTATATGTGAACCCTGCTCCCAGTGCTATGACGACGACTGCTGCCACAATGATGATTTTCCTCATGTCCTCACCTCCCCGCTATATCGTGATTGTGTGGTATATACACAACTGCAAATCTCTGAATAACATCCTTGACCGTCATCCTGCTGCACCTCCTCATTTCTTTCTCGGTTTGCTCTCTTTGATTTCCCCGTTCTTGAGGATGCTGTTGTTCGGGATGCTCATTGTTGTTCTTTCCGCATCCTCGAAAAATCCCGTTTGTATTTCTTTCTCTAATTTCAGATATTCCTCAATGACCTTGATTGCCTCCTCTGCTGAATAGCAGGTTGCGACGAAATGTCCTACTGCTGCCATGTCTGCAAGAAACTCTTTTTGTGTCTCCTGCTGCCTGTTATCACCGAATTTCATCTCGATGTACAATCCGCAGTAAAGTCCTTTCGGGTACGGGAGGCACAAATCAGATACACCCGCCTTGACACCCATCTGTTTGAGTTTGACCGCCTCCTGCTTGTTCCTACTGCCTCCGTTTGGTACATGGTGCAACCATTTCAATTCCGGATAACGGTTCACATTCCAGTTCGCCCATGATACGACGTTGATTTGCTCCGTGTCCTCACTTCTCATTGCATATCTCATGTTCATTCTCTTTCACCTCTTTCCTGCTGCCTGTCTCCTGCTTGCACATGTCATAATATTCGCAGAATAGACACACATGTCTGCAATCCTTGACCCTCAACATGTGCAGAATCCTCTCAATCACCTGCATCCTGCTCCAGTTCCTCCTCAATTTCTTTCATCCGGTTCATGATGGTCTGATTGTACTCATACACATAAATTCCCTTTTTCCATAGGTGCTGTTTTGCTCCCTGCTCCCCGTAGTTATACGCTGCAAGTGCATCTTGAATCGTTCCATACCTCTCAATCAGTTCTGACAGGTAATCAATCCCGACAAGCACATTCTGATATGGATTCGTGAGGTCTGTGACGTTCAGACGTTCCATTCTGTCTCTGTGGCACTCCTCATATATCTGCATGTACCCGATAGAATGACCACCATCACCAACCTTATCGAATTTATATCCGGATTCTTTCTCAATCAGAGCGACCACAAGGTCATATCTGACCCCGTACTGCTTGCAGACACAATATGTATATACCTGCATCTTTTCCGGAAAATAGCCACCTGTCCGACTGTATTCCTCCGGTATCTCATAGAGCACGAATCCATCCTCCTCGCCTCCCCAGTCTGCCGACATGGTGTCAAATACTGCATACTTGTCCGGTTCTGTGTCCTGCTCCTGCTGCCATGTTCGCACCTGCTCAAGCATTGCATTTTGTCCGGATGTCTCTCTTTTCTCGTCGATTCTCTGCATCCGTGCATTGAACTCCTGCGACTGCTGCTCATACTCCCCAAATTCCTTGTCATCTCGCATGACAGAGCGTGTCAGACCTATGCTCACAGCGATCGCCAGTAATACCATCACCGCAATATATGTCCGTTCCCGTCTCCTCCTGCTCATTCTTCTCTTTCTTTTTGCTTTCATTGCTGCCTCCGTTTCCTCATTCTCGCCCGTATGTAGAACATTGAGTTGAAATCGTTGTAATAGATTCCCGCATCCGTAAAATCAAAATCCGGATACCATTTCAACATCTGCTCACGAACCTGCTCATGTCCTTTTCTCATGGTCTCGACGTATGTTCCGATTTTCTTATATCCTCCGGCTTTTGCTGTCGGTCTCTTGGAATGAACCACCTTGATGTCGGGGTCTCTCAATCCCTGTGAGGAGTTCCACCGTTTCTCCGATTTCACCCTGTTCTTTTCCTCGACGATATACTTTGCCATTCCTGTCAAACCGTTCTCGTCCTTTTGCAGCCTCCGAACCTCGTTCCTGCTGCTCTGTTTCCAACATCCCTCAACCACATCCATGTCCATGTCGCCATCCATGACAATGTGATGATGCCACCGGATTTCCTCTGTCGGATTGTAGGCGGTCACATAGACATATCTTGCGTTCGGGAGACCCCTTTTCTTTCTCTGATAATTCACCCGTCGGATGAATTTCTGCACATTCTTGATTGCTGCGTCGATGTCTCCATCCGGAGGGAGATGCTCATTGTCGTATGTAAACGTGAGCCACAAATCCCTGTCCGTGAAATTCTCATTGATAAGACGCTCCACATATTTCCTTGCGTTCTTGTCATTCAGATTCCTTTGAGCCTTGTCATTGTCCTTTTTGATACTCCGACCCTCCGGAGGTACTTCATCCATTTTCTTGAACTGTGGATATATCTCAACCTCGAACTGGTCTCCTGCTCGTATCTCCTTGAGTGCATATACAACCTTTTTCCCATGCTTGAACATCTGCTCAACAAAGAACTCGTGCATATCCTCAAGGCTCTTGTTGTATGCTGCCTCATAGTCATACGGGATGAACGTCATCCCTTTCTTTCTCTTTGCCATTCTGACACCGTTCCTCCTGCTGCCCTTATATATACTTTTCAACGACTTGTTACTATCCATCACAAGGTCGTCAAAAGGGTCTGAAACCCTTTGAATCACGAGGTTTCCCCCGCTTTTTCATGCTTGCAATATGGTGTCAGATTTGCTATAATATTTTTATGTTTTAAGCGTCTGACACAGACTGCTAAACGGGAGACCGCTGCAACGGTCTCCTTT